CCACATCATCATCCACTCGTAGAGTTCTTACTGAACAATTAAACGATATGAAAAAACAACGTGATGGTGTATCAATTAAAATGGAAGCATTAACAGATTCAATAACCAAATTGGATTTGAAGATTTTAGATTTAGAATCAAACAATGAGATTGCAGCAGAAGTTGGCCCATTACGATATATGGCGGAGATTACAGGAAAATCAATGGGGGTGATTGTAAACTGGTTTACACTACTAATTGTATTTGTATTTGACCCGCTTGCAATCTCAATGGTAATCGCATTAAATAAACTTTTAAATAAGGATGAATATAGAAATAGTAATAGTACTAACACTCAGTTGTTTAGGGATACTAGGATTGTGGAAGTACCCATCAATGATGAGACGGTTGGGGAATCAATATCAGTACCTAAACCAGAAGTGGGAGAAAAAAGAAAAGAAACTCCAAAAGAAAAGGTGGAAGGCCATAAAGAAGAAATCGAAGAGGTAAAATTCATACCTACTGATAAAGATACCATAAACATATATGGCGAACCTACAAAAAAGAAATACAATGATTCGGTTGCAGCAGCAGAAGGTAGAAAATAAATTTGGATAATTCAAATTTTATTCGTATATTTGTATAAACAAACTTTAAAAAAAGGCTTTAAAAAATTATGAGTGATTTGTATAACGAAGGTAGAACCACTACAACTGGTGGTAATATTGAAGCAAGATACGAAACTACTCCATCTGAAAAAGAGAAGTGGTTTCAAGAGTTTAGAGAGTTCGATTATGGATTAGATATCAGAGATAATGTTATTTTAGTTCAAGACGAAATCATTCAAGGTTTAACATTTGATGTTATATCGAAAGTAAGATTACTTAGAAAAATAAACTCAGATTTAAAATCAATAACAATTCTTCTTAACTCACCAGGTGGTGATGTTGTTGAAACTTTAGGATTAATAGATTACATTCGGTCATTAGATACCAACGAAGGTATTAAAACCAACATTGTATGTAGAGGTTCAGCAATGAGTGCAGCAGCGTTATTACTCGCAGCAGGTACTGGTGTTAGAGCAGCATCTAAACATTCTAAGATTATGGTTCACCAACTATCATCATTCGCAGCAGGTAAACTTTCAGATTTAAAATCAAACGCAAAGTTTGCAGAACAATTAGAAGATGATTGTAATACAATTATGGAAGAGTGTACAAAGAAGGATAAGAAGTGGTGGGAAGAGAATCAACAAAACGATTACTTCTTATCAGCAAACGATGCATTAGAATTAGGTATAATCGATAAAATAATTTAAGATATGGAATTTAGTTACAAACCTTTAGGAGATAGAGTTGTCGTAAAAATTGTAAAACGACACGATGAAAAAACAGCAGGTGGTTTATACAAACCATCTGGTTCAGATACCACAATGTTGGGTGAAGTTATCGCAGTTGGTAATGGGTTATTTACTCAGACGGGAGATTCAATCCCAATGACCGTTAAGGTCGGTGATTTAGTTCTGTTAGAGGGAACTGGATTTAAACACCGAAATGGTAAAGATACTTATAACATTTATAGAGAAAGTGAGTTGTTATCTGTATTAGAAGAAAAATAAATAAAAATTAAAAGTTATGATACACATTTTAGATGAAAATCAAATAGCAGAAAACTACGAAAAGTTTCGTAAGTTAATTAACCAAACGTTTACAGGTGAGAGATTAGAAGCTCTTAACAAAATGTATGACCATCTTGAGGATAGAATAATCCTTACACCAGCATCATCAATGGAACATTTCCATAATGCATTTGCTGGTGGATATATTGACCATATTTTGAGGGTTACTCGAAATGCAGTTAAGTTGTATGACCTGTATACGGAATTAGGAATTGGGTTGGGTGAGTTTACAAAAGAAAACGTAATCTTCTCAGCACTCCATCACGATTTGGGTAAGGTTGGGACATTGGATGAGAGTTGGTACTTACCAAATGACTCTCAATGGCATATTGAGAATCAAGGTAAAATATACAAAGCAAACCCAGATATGAACTTTATGAATTTGACAGGAAGAACATTTTGGTTATTAAATCAGTTTGGAGTAAAAGTTGAGGAAAACGAATGGATTGCCATTCAACTTACTGATGGGTTATACGATGAAGCTAATAAAGAATATTATATTTCATATGACCCTAATAAAGCTCTTAAATCATCATTTCCATTTTTGATGCACCAAGCTGATATTATGGCTACTAGATTCGAATGGGAGAGATGGAGAAAATTAAAGCAAGGTGAATCTCCAAAAAATGTAGGTGGTAGACCAACTAAGAAACAAAAATTAGAAAACGTAACTATGCCGGAGAAGATTGATTTTAAATCTATCTTTGGTGAAGTAGAGGAAGCATAATTATGGAATTATTATTCATAGTAATATTATCAGTTTCAACCTTACTATTAGGATACACAACATACAATCTCCTTCGTAAAAACGAAGCATTAGAAGATGAGGTGGAGTTCGCAGACACGTATTTAGAGTCTACATATACATCTATGAAAAATGCATATGGTAGAATGAAGAAGGTGGATAGGTTAGGTTCGTTTGAGGCTGATGATGAGAGTGGGTATATCTTTGAAGAGATTAAATCCGCATTGGAACAATTAAACGAAACATATAACTTAGATGCCGAGGAAGAGAAAGAATAAAAGATATTTCACAAAGATTACTGAGATTGCTATTAACGCATATAATGGATGTGATGACCAGAAACTAAAAAATAAAATCTATAACAGATTTATACATTACCCATTTGATAAATTATCAGAGAACGTAATACACACTTACAAAACCTATTATTTTGATGTACCATATGAGGATGTTAAAGCAAATGTAGTTGCGTTTCTTAATGAAAAGATTCATAAGTTTAATGGTGATAATGGTAGAGCATTTTCATATTTTACAGTAGTAGCAAGAAACTATTTGTTCAATGAAAACAATGCCAACTATGCACGAATGAAATCTAGAGATGATTTAACCAAAGTTGATTCATCTCGTAATATTGTTAATGAGGTGGTTAGTCAACAAATGCAAGAATCTAAATCAGATTTTATAGACCACTACACTCAATACATTGATTATCATTTGGATAATTTATTTGTAAAAGATAGAGATAAGGCAATAGCAGATTCTATAAATGAGTTATTTAAAAACAGAAACGATTTATATTCGTACAATAAGAAAGCACTTTATATACTTATTAGAGAGAGAACTGGAGTTCATACTCAGTATATCACAAAGGTAGTTGGTAGATTAAAACTTATTTATGCAGAACTTTATACTGAGTACAACAAAACAGGTCATATTACAGTGATGTATAAATTAAAGGATAGTAATGGATAAGGATACTGAATTATTTAAAGGTAAAACATTTGCAGATATCATGTCGGATATCTACAATAACTCTAAAAAGAAAGATAGACAGTTAAAACTTCTAATCGCTCAGTTAGAACCATTGGTTAAAAATATAAACGATGCAACGGTTGTAGTTCCATTGATTAAAGAGTATATGGAAGTATCTGTTAAGAACGATGAACAAATTGTAAAACTTGCAGCAATCGTTCAAAGAATGATGAAAGACGCTAACTCAGATGAAATGGGTGGTGGTTTAGGATTATCTGAAGAAGAGAAGAAACAACTTTTAGAAAATGCAAAGGCAATTGATGCTAAAATAGATTCTCTTCAAAACGAAGGAGATGAATAATGGCAGCATCGGGTACACTCGTAACAAGTGGAACGGTTACATCAATAACACTTACTGATAACGACCCAAATACAGTTCTTAGTATAGCAGTAAGAACACAGGGTGTGGGTAGTACTTTAACTGCATACCCATTAGATGCAAATATTAAAAGAGTACCATTAGTTGGTGAGCAAGTCGTTGTGATAAAAGCAACATCTCCTGGTAAATCTCCGGGCAAACAGGCAACTCGTTCTTATTATCTAAATCCAACTGCAGTACAATTGAACGTTCATAATAACGCACTACTCAACGCAGATAGTGTGGGTTTTACGGGAGGGGGAATTGGTCTCCCAACTGGATTTGAAGAAAGAGATGATGTTGGGTCGTTACAACCATTCTTAGGTGATGTTCTAATAGAAGGTAGATTTGGTCATTCATTGAGATTTGGATATACTCCTATTTTAGCAAGAACATCTAAAAGACCAAGTTGGGATGCACCAGGAAAAGTATCTGAACCAATCACCATATTATCTAATGGTAGAAAAAGTGGTGGTAGGTTTAATAAGTTTATTATAGAAGATATTAACGATGATTTATCATCGATATGGTTAACATCCAAACAACAACTAAAACTAAAACCATCTCAGAAAAAAATAGGTGAGGGTGTTAAGAATCCAAATCTATGGAAAGACCCATCAATCGTTTTAAATTCAGATAGGTTATTCCTAAACGCAAGAGATGAGAGGGTTATCATATCTGGTAAGAAAGATATTGTAAACGCAACTCCTAAATGGGCTATGGAGATGGATAAATTTTTCACCCTTATGGAAGATTTGGTAAGTGAGTTGGTAGATTTAACTTCGGCTAAAGCAACATATGCAACTGGTGTGGGCCCAACTGGTCCTGCTACAAATGCTGCTAAAGTTCAAAAGATTTTCGATGAACTAAAAAAGATGAAACAATAAAATGCCTGCAATCTGGCCAACATTTATAACACAAGTGGGTAACTACTTAAACGACCCTAAAGAGGGTAAGACACATGAAGAAACTGCTGAAAAGATTGCTTCATCATATCACACTGCGGTATCTACTGTACAGGTAATATTATATCCAAACTTGGTTATGGTAAGACCCCCATACTTACCAATTAAAAATGCTATATTAAAAACTTTTGATAATATAAGAGAATCTGAAAAGAAAGCTAGACCAGAACAATTCACAGATTGGGCAAAGGCAGTGGTGGATTATTGGAAAAAATCACAATTCTCACCAGCACCATTTCACCCACAATCTATGATAGAATCCACAGGTACTGCAGGAGTTCCAATACCAATTTCACACATAGTATCAAATGGTGGTAATGTAGATAAACTAAAAAAAGATTTACATAGGGTGTTTGACCAGGAACCTCAGAAGATAAAATACGGCATTCCATTTGCTACTGAATTATCTACTGCGTTTATATCACATTTACAATCCGTTAAAGGAACACATTATCTTACAGTCACACCAGGAACACCTGCAACTCCAAGCCCACCAATCGTTAACAAACCATTTAAATGGAGTGGTGTAGTATAAAACAAAACAATTTGATATTTATATAAAAGTATATTATTATGAAGGCAAAAGAATTAGCACAATTATTAGAAGTAATCGTTAGAAAAGTGGTAAGGGAAGAGCTTAAACCAATCTTAAAAGAGGTTAAACAAAGTTCTAAACCAATTATCAGAGAACGTGCAGTGGATAATAGTAGGGTAACTAAAGACCCATTAGATATTTCAGGTCTATTAGAAACTAAAAAACCAAAAGTACAAAAGTTCTCAGAAAACCCATTACTAAATGATATGTTGAATGAAACCGCACAGAGTGGTGAATGGAGAAGTATGGATTCTACATTTACATCACAACAGGCACAAGGATTCAATAGAACACAAATGGCAGAGATGTTAGGATATGGTGATGGTGTTGCAACCACAACAAATATGACACCAACTTTAGACCCAGATGGTAAACCTATGAATGTTAATATCGAAGGTACTGCAGTTGGTGATGCTTTAACAAGAGATTATTCTTCATTGATGAAAACTATCAATGCTAAGAAGGGGAAATAATAAATGGCTAAACAACGTAAAGAATATTCGTACAACCCATTAGATTTACAGAAAGATGTTGCAATTGGTGTAATGTTACCGTTTGGTAAACCAACAGGTTTATTTCAATTAAGTTACACAACCGAACAGCAATCTATTTCAAATCTAAAAAATTTACTATTGACTAGAAAAGGTGAACGGTTGTTTCAACCTGAGTTTGGGGCTGATGTGTATTCTTTATTGTTTGAACAAATTGAACCAAATTTAGCTTCAAACTTAGATGAATCTTTACGTGCTGATATAGAATATTGGTTACCCTACATAATTATTGATGATATAAATATTGAAGTTATAGAAGATAGAAATTATGTTAGGATAGAACTATCTTTTAGAGTTACCGAACAAGGTGCTAACCAACAAATAATTCTATTTATAGATAATGCGGGAACTACCACAATAGAATAGGTTTAAAAATGGCAAAGAAAATTAACAATGATTTAGTACAAAAAGATGTATCGTTAATAGGTAGAGACTTTGGTGAGATTCGTAAGAATCTAATAGATTTTTCAAAAAACTATTTTCCAAACACCTACAATGATTTTAACGAATCATCGCCTGGTATGATGTTTATGGAAATGGCATCGTATGTAGGTGATGTACTTTCTTTTTACACAGATACTCAATTAAGAGAATCAGTTTTAACAAACGCTGAAGAAAGTTCAAATCTATTTAATCTAGCAGCTGCATATGGTTACAAACCTAAAAATTATGTACCTGCTACAACTAACTTAGATGTATTTCAATTAGTTCCATCTAAAGGAAGTGGCGATGATGTAAGACCTGATTTTGATTATGCATTAAAAATAGCAGAGGGTATGCAAATTGGTTCTTCCGAGGTAAACGTTGTAAACTTTATAGCATCGAAAAATATTGATTTTGCATTCTCATCATCATTTGATACAACGGAAGTATCTGTATATCAAGTTGATGAAAACACAAATGAACCTATATACTATTTGTTAAAGAAAAAAGTAAAAGTATCAAGTGGTACTGTTGCAACAAAAACCTTCACATTTGGTTCTCCAAAAATTTACGATAAAATAAAAATAGAAGAACCTAACTTTATAAGAATCAAATCAATAGTAGATGATGATAGCGATGAATGGACACACGTACCATACTTAGCACAAGATACTGTATTTGAACAGATTGAGAATAACGAAGATAACTCAACTGCGTTTGTAGAGTATAGTGGTGATACACCATACCTATTAGAATTGAAGAGAGTACCTAAAAGATTTATTACAAGATTTGAAGATAGTGGGGTAGTAGTAATTCAGTTTGGGGCTGGTATATCACAAAATGCAGATGAGGAAATCATACCAAACCCAGATAATGTGGGTTCTAATCTATATAACATAGTTGGTGATTTAGACCAGGGTATTGACCCATCTAACTTTTTATATACTAAAACATATGGAGTAGCACCATCAAATACAACATTAACTGTTGAGTATTTAGTTGGTAATGGTATAGTAGACAATGTTCCTGCTAAAGATTTAACAAACATAGTATCCATAGATACATCATTTGCAAATGAAAGAAATTTAGATACTACCGTAACTGGATTTATCAGAAACTCAGTAGCAGTTACAAACCCAGAACCAGCGCGAGGTGGTCGTAGTGAAGAAACATTAGAAGAAATTCGTAACAACGCAATGTCGTTCTTTGCTGCTCAAAATAGAACTGTAACTAGAGAAGATTATGTTATGAGGTGTTACGCATTACCACCACAATTTGGTTCTTGTGCAAAGGCTTACCTAGCACAAGATTATCAGATTGAAAATAAAAAATCCGATGGTTCTACTATATCATCTGAGATACCAAACCCTTTGGCATTAAATTTATACACAATGGGTTATGATGATACTAAAAAGTTAGTACCTCTAAACCCTGCAACAAAGAACAATCTTAGAAACTATATATCATATTATAGATTGTTAACAGATGCAGTTAACATAAAAGATGCACATA